GGTTGAGCCTGTGGCACCAGCAAATCCTCTTAATCCTCTAGCTCCAGTTGCTCCTTTTGTTCCAGTTGAGCCTGTCGCACCAGTAGGACCTGTTGCTCCAGTAAAATTCTCATCTACATAAGCTTTATTTACAAGTTGATTTTTTTTAGTTGGAACTTCTTTGCACTTTGGAAGTACTCTGAATATAGTTGGGATAGTTGAATTTACATTAAGATTTCCATCAATACTAACTTCACCAGTAAAATTTGCAGCACCATTAACATTTAGTACTGGATTATCTACTGCTCTCGTAGATGATTTGGTTGGTGGTTGGATTGTAAGAGTTGCGACAGTTGCGTCTCCCAAAACGTCCAGTGAATTTTTGATTCTTCCAGATCCTAAAACAATTAAATCGTTACCAATATTGGCATTTTTTACAGTTACTAAATTTTGTGAAGTAGCCAAATTTCCTGATACTGTTGTTTTTCCATGTATCAGTGTTTCTTTTTTCAATTCTATTTTCTCATCTGTTGTAACAATCTTGTTACAAACATTGAAGTTTTTAACAACAGTTAAATTTTTGCAGACTTTAACATTTTCATTAAAAACTACATTACTATTTGACATAATTATACATAGATTTTTTATAAAATATAAATTTCTGTTTTATTCTATTTGGTCCAAAAATAAAGGGGATTGATTCATATGCTTCTAGATTGGAAGACGTAAAAATAACTATAACATTTTCATTGATAAAATCAAATATTCCAATAATAGTGTCTTTATTTATTTTATCATGATGAAATCCAACCATAAATACTTCATCAATATCTTTAATAAGTAAGATTGAATTCGGAGGTATAGATCTTATTGAATCAAAAAAATCTACTGGTTTAAGATAATTATTTGCTACATACATTGGAGATTTCATTCGATTGGATATTTTTCCTGCGATTAATGTTTTCCCACTATTTTTAGGTCCAATCAATAAAATACCGTGACATTTATTTGTTAGAACAAAATCTATTATTTCCTCATTTTTCTTACTTGTTTTATATGGAATAAATGTTGGATTAAACATCCAATCGCAGTCGTATTTATACCCAGGTAGAGATATTATGTAATTATTTGGTTTGAAGAAACAAGATTGGAATATTTTAGAAATTTCATCCAATCTTTGTTCAAAATAAGATCCATAAATTTCCCAAACGAATCCATCTGGTTCTTCACCACTAATAAGTTGAATTCCAAAATAGGTGAGCAATCCATAATAATATTCGCGGTAGATTAATCCTTTCACTGGTACATTTTTCAATTCAAAATTTCCAAAAAGATTAATGTATTTTTTGACAGTATAAGGATTATCCTCGCTCACTTTTTTTGATAAAAAAGCGATTATACTAGCATTCAAGAAGGGTTCTTCTCGAGCATCAATAATTCTTTTAGGATATTGAAAATAGTCTCCAATTTTTGAGATTGGATTACTTTGATAAAAATAGGAACTAATTGCTCCACCTGCAAATCCAAATATAAAGTTCATTTATATTTATGTAGAATAATCAATTATAAAATCAATTTTTGTTTTCAAAACATATTAAAGTTATTAGTCTAATACATTTTGAATACAATAAATGGGTGGAGCTTGTTCAAGTACAAATGACGACTTCCAAAAGGAAGAACAATATGTTCGAAGAAATTTCAATAAATATAATAGTCAATTAGGTTCAAAATATTCTAGAGAACAAATAGAGTGTAAAATTAGGCAAATGTATCACCATAATGATAATAAAAAAGTTAGCACATTTATTTCACAAAGTCATTGGACGCGTGCTAAAACAGGGAAAAAATATTAAAAAAAATAATAATATATAATATTATAATGGATAACAAATTCTACAAGGAAGGTTATGATAAAGCATCTGGAGGGATACAACAATACATGCAATTCACCCAGAATTATCAAGGAAAAGTCGGTGTTGATTTTCAAGTCCCTGATTTAAACCAAGCTAACCGAGATGAGTTTATCAAAGGTTATGAAGATCATTACAGGAAAGCATTCCAAAATGACACACAAATTCAACTATATTTTGGTATCTCCAATTGATAAAAAATTGATAATTTTATAAATAGTTTCACTGTCTATAAAAAATGGATAAAGACGAAAAGTATATACAAAAATTGTATAAGAAATTTCATCCTAATGAAGAAATAAAGTACTATAAATTTTACAATCAATTTAGAGATGAGTTTTTCGATGCATTAAAAAATTATTTTGGTGATGTTATTGTTAAATATGGACTAGATGAAAACTTTTTATTTGAAAATAAAAATTTACTTGGTCATTTGGCTTGTTTTTGTAAAAGTAGCCAAATAGATTTTTTCAAGACACATTTTACAAGAGATGAATTGGAAGTCATGGCTAATTTCGTTAATTGTCTTGGGAAAACAGTTTTTCACTATTCTATCAACCAAATAGAAAATGTAGAAATGTTGGAATTTTTATTTACACTTACTAATTACATAAATGAGGAAGATGTATGGAGTGTAACGCCTTTTCAAAGTGCGTGTCAAGAATATTCTACAAAATATGTTAAGAATAGTGATTGGGGTAAATTGTATCTGAAACAATTAGATAAAATATCTATAGATTTGGAGCCAAGAAAAAAGATTCGAAAAATTAGTGATATGATTGGTGTAACCCCATTCTTTTCAAATTATAATTACAATTACAAAAAATGATTTTATTTTTAGCTACTTTATCAAAATTAAAAAAATGGATAGGACATTAGAAGCAAGCTCATTTTCATATTTTGGTGGAAGACCAGAAAAAAATTACAAACCTTATACTATTATGAATGAGTGTATGGTGTTTGAAAAAGAATTCGATGAAGAATTCACACCAGAAATGTTAGAAAAAATGAGTAAGTACTCAAAAATACATTTTGGTGATAATTTTAACCAATGTGTAAACGTATTGTCAAGTTTCAATAACATTGAAGTCATATTTTTTGTTGGTAAATTTAATCAAACTATTGATTTTTTACCAAGAAGTTTAAAGCATTTAAGTTTAAGTAGCGATTTCAATCAACCTTTGAATAATTTACCAAGAGGACTTATTTATTTAAGAGTAGGTGCAAAATTCAATCAACAATTGGATAATTTACCAGAAAATCTAAAAGATTTACACATTGAGGGATATAGAGTTACTGCTATATTCAATCAACCATTGAATAATTTACCAAGAGGATTGAATTATCTAAAAATAACTGGGGAATTCAATCAACCATTGGAACATTTACCAGCTGGATTGGAAGAATTGGACTTTGTCCATTGTAATTATACCCAACCATTGGATAAATTACCTGATAATTTGAAAATATTATATCTAGGATATCCATTCAATCAAAGAATTGAAAGTTTACCTAAAAATTTACAAGAATTGGTTTTTGATTCACATACTGATTTCAATTATCCATTGGACAATTTACCAAATGGTTTGAAAAAATTAGTTTTAGGTAATAAATACAACCAATCACTGGACAATTTGCCTAATTCAATAAATGATTTAAGATTGGGACAAAAATTCAACCAAACAATTGATTTTCTTCCAAGTAGTTTAACCGAGATAACAATCAATCCAGATTTCAATCAAACTATAGATAATTTACCAAATAGTATAACTCAAATTAATTTTTCTAATTATTCAAAATTTCAAAAAAAAATTAGTGTTTATCCTTCAAATTTGAGGAAATTGTATTTCTCAGGACATTACAATGCTCCATTGGTAAATTTACCGAATAATCTTGAACATCTTTCTTATGGTGGGAATGTAAAGATAGAAAAATTTCCAGATAATTTGAGAGTTCTTTATTTGAAAGGTTTTTACAATTTTCCATTGGACAATCTCCCAAAAAAAATAGAAATTTTATATTTGGGTGGAGAATTCAATCAAAAAATTGACGAATTACCTGATTCAATAAAAGTACTTGGATTCTATTATGATTGTCCATTCAACCAAGAAATCAAAAAATATCCAAATTCTCTTGTTAAATTGGACTTCAATATGAATTTTAATCAAAAACTTGAAAATCTTCCTGAGACATTGAGAATTTTACAATTAGATAAATTGTTCAATCATCCTATCGACGATTTACCTGATGGATTACAAATTCTATCAATTGGAAATTATTATGATCCCAAAGATGAAAAAGAATATTACTACATTGAAACACAATTCAATCAAACTGTTAAGAGATTACCAAGAAATTTGCGATTATTTGATATTTATTATGAAGACGATGGATATATGAGAGAAAAGAAAAAGAGTACTGTTGAGCTTTTTATGGAAAGTGTTGGACCAGAATATTTTAATAGAAAAGTTTTCATTGGATATTTTCCAAAAGGATTTGATGAGAATGAATTAGACGTTGAGACAGGATCTTACAGGAATATTTGCGAGAGAAATATGTTTCAGAGAGAGTGAATTAATTTATAAAAAATTGATGAAAATTATGGCAGGCACTTTTAAAAAGTAAATGATAAAAATAATAGCATGTGTGATAATTCTTACTTGGGGAATCTCAACATTAACATTATTCCATCACAATATTGATGATTTTGATGAATGTGGTAAAAACACTTCAAACTATGACTTTAAAATGTTGATGTATTTCGCTGTTTATTCCACTTTTATTTCTTCGCTATTTTTTGCATTAGATCTTTTTAAAAAAAATAAAAATGATAATTGGGCAAAAATAGCTTCTTTAATATTAACAATAAATCTTCTATCAGGTCTTATCATCTTTATGGGGATAATTTTTCCATTTTCATATTTGTATTCTTGTTCAAAAGAAACGATATTAGTTGCAATTCTATGTTGTCTTATAGTAGAATTTTTTTTTCTAACATTATGTGTATTCGCTGTTGGATTATTTATTTATTTAACGTATATGATATTTGTATTTGTAAAAAATGAGGTAATTAAACCATTTAAGCGTTTAAGTATAAAACATATATCTTTTATTGGACTAGTTGCTTGGGATTCAACATTACTATGGAGTTTTATAGTTTTTGAAAAAAATAATACAATTTTTTTAATTGGCGTATTCCAAATAATTTTTTCGATAGCATCGTTGTATGTCTTAAAGAAACATTATTCTAAATTGAAATACAGTTTATTTATTGTTGTCGCTTTTAGTTTAGTCATTTATTTCCTAGAGGTTTTCAAAAGCCCACAGGGACTAACATCATATGGAATTATCTCTTTTACAAGTATTGGATTTTTTCCTGCGTATTTTGCAATGAAAAAAACAAAGAAAGTATACAAAAAATTTTTATCAAATCGAACTCTAAGACACCAGGAAATGCCAAAAGAACCACCTGCTATTTGTGCAAGTGGTGAATATACTATTTATAAATAACTTAAAAAGTTTATTAGAGAAAAGAAATATGAATGAAGTAGAAGTTGGAGATGACTTTGAGGAAATAGAATCAGGATATGAAGATCTTGAAGATCTTGAAGAAATGAATAATAATATAAGACTTTTTCAAAGATTAAATGTACCACAGGAATATATTGATGAATATATACGTAATTACTTAGAAAGGGACAAAAATACTTATATCTTTGATGAAAGTTTCAATGAAGAAATTAGCGATGAAATATATGAAAAATTAAAATTATCAAAAGAAATTATTTTCAATGATGTTTTTGATAAATTGATTGATTTTACTAAAATTGAAAATAGTGATGTTATAAAAATTATTCATTTTGGTAAAGAATTTAACCAACCAATTTATAATTTACCTCAAAATATAGAAGAGTTGCATTTCTCTCTTAAATTTAATAAAGAAATCAACTTACCAAGTAGTCTAAAAATCCTATCTTTTAATAGAAAGAGCGATTTTAATCAACCATTAAATAATATTCCTTGTGGATTAGTAAAGCTTGATCTAGGAAGAAAGTTTAATCAACCCTTACCAAATCTTCCAAGTACTTTGCAGAGATTATCTTTTGGAATGAATTTTAATCAACCATTGCTGGAACTACCTGATTCAATAACAGATTTAAGTTTTTGTAATAATATAAAATTTAATTTTCCAATTACTTTGCCAAGATCTCTTGTTAATTTACATTTGGGTTATGTCTTCAATCAACCAATACATAATTTTCCAATTTCACTCAAAAAATTGCACTTAGGTCGTGAATTTGATCAAGAAATTATTAACTATCCTCCCGAACTTGAAGTCCTCAGATATAGTAATAATTTTAAGCACCAAGTTAATAATCTTCCCAATTCTTTAACTTGTTTACGTTTTGGTGATGATTTCAATCAAGTAATAAATTATCCATCAAATTTAAAAGAGCTCACGTTTGGAAAAAGATTTAATCAACAAATCGATAATTTACCAAATACAATAACTTTTTTACAATTTGGTAATAATTTTAACCAAAAAGTTGATAATTTACCCAATTCAATTATAAGATTATATTTAGGTAAATACTTTGATCAATCGATTGATTTCTTACCGAGCAATATAAAACATTTAATATTCGGTAATTATTTTAATCAACATGTAGACAATTTGCCGAATAAGTTAGAATACCTTCGATTTGGTGATATGTTTAATCAAAATGTCGATAACTTACCTGATTCAATAAGAATTTTATATTTTGGTAGATTTTTCCAGCAAGAAATTACAAAATTTCCTGCAAACTTAGAAAGAATACATTTATACGACAATTATACTCAAAATTTAAATTTACCAAATAATGTTGAATTAAAGAGGAGATAAATTTCAAGCGGATTCCATTTGTCCAAAATGGGAGGGGTCATATTCAAATGTGAATGGTTCCTTATTGTTTTTCTCTTGTTCTTCCCATTGGGGAAAATCGAAGAATTCTGGGCTAGAGGTATTGTTTGAAGTATGTGGGAAAAAAGTTTCCATTTTGATATAATTTATAAGAAAAAAAAATAAATAGTAATAGTAAAATGTTTAATTTCTCTAATGATCCTAATTATGAGATTTGGGGAGAAATAATGGTTTTTGAAAATTTATTCGATAAGCCTTTATCCAATAAGATCTACAATGATATGAACAAAGTTCGTATGATAAAATTTGGAAATTTATTCAATCAAAAAATAGATTGGAATAAAATACCTAAAAATATTAAATTCATTGATTTTGGAAGTAATTATTCTCAAGAAATAAATAAAATGCCTCTTACTTCTCATGTTTTTCTACCATTGGACTTTATGAGATCTAATTCTAGACCAAATGGTAAATTTAGTTTGAAAAATACGAGTGACATGATTATTTATACAAATGTATTATAATTTTCAATAATCTTTTGTTGAATTTTCACCATTTTCATTTGCAATTAATGCAATTTGAATTGTTTGTAAATGGTTTGGAGTGAGGTAGCATTTTACTGCATTTATTTGTCCTCGAAAGAATGTATATAGTTCATTCAATAAACGACTTGAATCAACATTGTACTTGTAATTTGAAATATGTTCTTTTTTGATGAAATTTTGATAAGTAATAACATTGAGAAATAATTTGTAATCATGAACTTGATTGTTTATTTTTCGAATATTCAAACTAATATGATTTTCAAAATATAAATTAGCAAATGGGGAAACTATTTCACTTGAAACTAATTTTGCGATAGTATTCGTATCATTTATAGTGATATTTATATAAATATTGTATGGCTTAGCAGGATCCTCATTTTCTTTTTTATCAAAGATTAAAATATTATCATCGATGTACATTTTACTAGTCATTTGTTGCTTGTATATTATAAAAATATTCTAAATCAATTTTTTATGCAAAATCTGGATTCCATTCATTAGCTCCTTCAATAAATTTCAAAATAAATTCTTCCTTCATTTTATCTTCAAATCTATGTCTAAAATAAGCGTGTCCAAAATCAACAATATAAACTCTAGGACCAAATTCTATAAAATTATATCCAGTTATATCAGGGTACATAATGTTATGTTCAAATAATGTAGCGATTGTTAATCTTATTTTTTCGAATAATTCAATTGGAACATTTTTTGCATCCTCACCATAAAAATCAGAAACACACATATTTTGTATTTTTTGCATAGTGAACTTTTTTTTCTTTATCATAAGAGATTGGACGAGGGATATTTACAATATCAAGATTATGAATATACTTATGGATAAGATATTCATGTAATTCAACATTCTCTTTAACAAACATTTATATATTATTCAAATTGATATAATTTTAATCATTTTTTATATTTTGCTAATTTCGTCATCTTCTTCGTCTGATGAAGGGGGCAAATCATAATTTCTTTGCGCGTATCCTTCATCTTGGGAGTCATCGCCATCTATGGTATTATCAACAAATTCGACGTTCTCAACTTGTGATGAAGTATTTCCATCACTTATCTTAGTATCGTTTGGAATTTCTCCCAATTTCTTCAATTTTCGTGCCTCATCGGCTGTATATTTCCACACTACATCTGCACGATCTTGTTGAAAGTCTCGCATACTAACCAGAACAATTTCTCCAATAGCTATCCAAGCACGAAGTGAACCTCGAATCTTACAATTCAAGGTTTTTCCATTGCCGAACAAAATGACTTCCAATCTCTTATTGCCAAGATTTTTGACAACTTGACCGTAATCGGTCTCAGAATCAATCTTACAGACTAATTCTCGTTTGACGCCAATGTTTTGACGCCCTCCTCTTCCTCCTCGTTTAGGCATTGTTATTTCTAATTATAAATTAAAAAAATTTTTAATCAATTTTTGTGACAATTGAAAAAATCTAAAAAAAATTGATTTTAAATGATGATAGCATTTTGTCGAATTAGTTTGAATTGTCCAATTTGCAGGAATCAAAATGCTATTTAAAGAAAACTTTATAAATTGAATTATAAAATGAAGTATTCTCTTCCCGCTTTTCTTTCTCTTATTTTTTGCGTAGCAACTACCACCGCCATCACAGCGGATATTTATGCCAACTCAGCCTGTTCTGGTGCACCTCAAATGACAATGACTTACACACTTAATGTTTGCAAGGATGTTTCTCAAGGAGGTTTCGCTGCTTCAATGAAGCCAACTGTTTGCAATGCTACTTGGGCATCCGTAAGTAGCTATACTGGAACAAGTACTTGTTCTGGCAGCCCTTCATCCGTGCAAACTGGTGTTCCTGGCTTGTGTATCAATGATGGCTCCGGTTCATATGTAAAAATAACGTGTGACAGTGGTAGTCCATCTCAACCTATTAAGTCAAGTGCATCAACTACTTCTATCGGGATTGGAGCATTGATTGTTTTGATCGCTGGATTTTTTATTTAATTTTTGATCTTTTATTTATAATTTTCAATTATTAGAATGTGCTTATTCTAATATGACTCCTGTGAGATCAACTTTCCCTTCTAGTAAGATGTAAGAAGCAGATATATTTTCATTATAAACAACCCCATAAATATTATATTTAAGCATTGTACCGGCAAATTGATCTTTATTCCAAACTACGTTTGTTATGACAAGAATTGGTACTTCCGGTAATTCTTTGAATTAGACAAGAATATCTTTACAATATAACATACTATAATGTTAAATTATAATTCTAAAATCTCTTTAAGTATTCTATCTATAAATATTGTATCTTCTTTGTTTATTCCTCCTGTAAAATTAAAAATGTATTTATTCATAAAATTATGAATAAAATAATAAAATTAAGCTCCCAAATGCATTTTTCTCTTGAGTCTTGGGTGAGATTTCTTAAGTGCGATGGCTTTTGCTGCGATTGTTGGTACAAATGAGAAAATTTGCTTAGCCAATGCCAAAATTGAAGGAGTTGTTGAGAAAGCTGTCCAAACATCTGTTGGGATAGAAGTTGGAAAAGCAGTTCCACCAAAATTATAAACACTAAATTGGTATGCTTTGTTTCCAACAAATTGAATACTTCTTCCTTCCCACTCCGCTTCAGAGTACTTACTGATGGCAGTAAGGGAAAATCTTCCTTCAGCTTTGCTTGCCTCAATAAATAAATTTACACTTAAGTCAAGGTTATCAGCAGTAATATCTAGTTTGATAAAATCAGATGAATTTAGAAATGGCTGATAATCGACCGAATAATTTAATAAAGGATAATTGGTTCTAGTTATAATGTATTTTCCATCGATTGGAATAACATAGTAAAAACCTAAAGTAAAACTACTATTGTTATCGAGTGTTTTTGTAATTCTAAGTGTTGATCCATAATAAGAAACATCAGGTCTCTGTTTACTAAGAAGAAGGGCAATAATTTCATCAGGAATTACTGCAGCAATTCGGTAGTAGTAATTTGAAAAGGATGTTATTGAATTATTGCAATCCAAAATTATCCAGCTTTCTACATCTTCCGCGGTTAAACCACTCATATACTTTTAAAAATATTTTAATTTTATTTTAGCTTTTCAATTTCTTCAAGATATTTCATTTTTTGTTTATCGTCAATAAAACTTCTATCTAGTAGTGTTATCTCATCAACATTCGCATAATAATTATGATTTTTCACCAGCTAGTAATTTTTCACTAGATGGTTATTTTGGCTATTCACAAAATCCAACTCTTTCTCCACCAGGAGGTATCAATTATCAATAATAATATTTTTTAATTATAAAAAAAATTGATTTAAAAAATATATAGTAAGTATATAAAAAAAATGGAACACAATTTATCTTATTTACAAGGATTATCATTTCAAGGGCATAATCTTATCAATTATATTTATTCCAAGAATACATCACAATCAATTAATCGTTTTCAAAATCAACAAAGGGAATATATCCAACCAAATATCAATTATGGAAGTTTTGTTGCACCAACAAATAGATTATTGTTACAGTCATATAACCCATCGACTATCGCGGAACAAGGTAATTCATTTGTAGATGAATCTACAGATACATCTGGGATTTTACCTGAATTGGGAGATATTATTGGAGATTTGGTATAATAATTTTATACAAATTTCAATTATAAACATTTGGTGCTAGAGGTTCTTTCAATACATCATTCTCTTTTTTTCTAAAAAAATTTATTATTTTTTCAATAATTCCCAACCCTTTGAGAATAAAATACACATTGCTAATAATAGTGATAGTAATTCTTGTTAAACAATATATCGCACTAAGATTGGAAGATGTTAGGCTATTGTCTATTATTTTTGAATTTTTACTAGATAAAATCATAACACTAACAACTGAGCTTGGAATATCTAAAAAGATAAATCCAATCAATATAATTTTATATGTCACAGAATATCTCTTTTTAACGTCTTCATGTGTCTTTCCATCTCTAATACAATACAGTCTTAATAGTAATCTAATATTATTAGAATTACAGTAGAATAAGATATCTAATGTTCCAATAACAAATGGAATAATAAAATTAAATAAGAGGAAAAGTATTACTATTGTTAATTTTGGGATTTTTTTTTGATAAAGTGATTTTAAGATCAGAAAATGACGCGGTCTTAAAAATTCTTTTCCATTTTCTAATCTATTAAAATACATAAAATTAGAAAAATAAATAAAATTTAGGCAAATTGTGACAAATAATGACAAGAATAGCACGATTGAGGCTACTAATTTCCATTTTTCATCACTAAACATATAACTATCATAATAGCAATTAAAGGATAACATCATTGTTGTAATAAATATAGCTCCATTTTGAAAATATGATAAAAATACGCAAACTATTTTGTATAGAAGATAAAAATAGTCGAATTTTGTTGGATTATATGCAATATTTCTTAGTTGTATTCTTTCAACTTCTTGTGTTTTTTCTATAGGTTCCATTTATTTAAAAAATAGGAACAAATAAATAAGGAATCAATTTTTATTTGAATTTAAAAAGTAATAAAAATTGATAATTATTTTTGATGAATGATTGATAGTAAATGATTAATATATTATTTATTTGTACATTGCTGGAAGTTGTCCAATCATTGGATAATTGCAATGAATTAAAGCATTGTAATAGTTGTATTGATAATGTAGGGATTTCTGGAAATAAATGTATGTGGTTAGTGGACTCATCCAATCATTTATGCGTAGATTATACTACACTATTAATTAATATATGTAATAACCCACAATCACTATATTTTTCCTATTGTCCTGCAACTTATCCAATCCAGGATAATCCCTGTTCAAAAGCAAATAATCCATTGCCTTTTGGAATTGTTGTGAATATGGTTTTATTTATATTTTATACTACTAATGCATTAAATGCAGCTGCTTTTGCATTTTACAAGTATAGATATGAAAATATAAATCCATTTTTATCTTTTTTTATCGGGTTCGTATTACCATATTTTTGCTGGTTTAAAAATTGATTAAAAAATAACGAGATTTATATTATAATAAAATGGCACTCAAAAAATTTATTCATTCAGATGATTCAAATTCTTCACAAGATGTAAGAATATTTACAAATAATCATCTCAATAATCTTTCATCCCATTATTTTAGCTATGATCCAATTATCTCAAACCAGCAATTTGAATCTCAAGAAAATCTTATATTTGTTGAAAATGAACTACGCAATGAATATGCTACACTTTCGCGTTTAGCTCCCAGCAATTTTATTACAATTGAGATTGGAGAAGCTATTAAGAATTTCTAAAAAAAAATAATTATATTATAATATATATGGGTGCAAGTATGTCACAAATAATGGATCTTGATATAAATAAACTTAAAACGAAAGACATAGCAGGCATTATGAAAAGTATTGGGAAACTAATTATGATTCCAATCCTATTTAATAATTTAAAAAATAAATCTAAAAATGCAAAGAAAATTATTGAACAAACGATGGGTGTTAAAACGAATACTTTCGCAAAATGCCAAATAAAATATCTACCTTCAATGGTGACTGATGCAAAAAATCGCAAAAATCGCAGATTTACTTATTTTATATTTAACCTGAAAATTTAAATTCTTTGAATTAAAACAGCTTAAAGAAAACCTAATTATATTAGGTAGGAGCTAAGGTTTTTAGG